TTATGGTAGACGAAGTACACATGGCTAAAGCAGACGCACTAAAGACTCTGCTAACAGGTGTAATGAGTCACATACCAATACGCTGGGGACTAACAGGCACAGTACCCAAAGAAGACTTTGAAAAGATCAGTTTGGTGTGCAGCCTAGGACCTGTTATCAATCAGATCAGTGCAAGTGATTTGCAAGAGCGAGGAGTTCTTGCTAATTGCGAAGTAAATGTGTTACAATTAATAGACACTAAGGAATACACAAACTATCAGAGCGAGCTTAAATACTTACTAGAGCAGACTGATAGATTGGATTATATAGCAGGTGTTATAGAACAGATCAAACTGTCAGGTAACACTCTTGTACTAGTGGACAGAATCAATGCAGGAAAAGAACTTGAAAGAAGGATTTCGTCTTCCGTATTTGTTAGCGGTGGAACGAAGGCACAGGAGCGCAAGGACCATTATGATGAGGTGGCTGATGCAACTGATAAAGTTATTATTGCTACTTATGGTGTCGCCGCTGTTGGTATTAATATCCCTCGTATATTCAACTTGGTACTTATTGAGCCGGGGAAAAGTTTTGTCAGAGTCATCCAAAGCATCGGACGAGGAATTAGACGAGCAGAAGACAAAGACTTTGTCCAGATATGGGATGTTACGTCAACCTGTAGGTTTGCCAAGAGACACCTTACGAAACGTAAGACGTTCTATAAGGAAGCGAAATACCCGTTCAACATTCAGAAAGTAGATTGGCAATGACACTATTACTCAATGGATGTAGCTATGGAAATTCATGGACAAGTTTTCCGGGTGTAAATTTAAGTTTGCCAGGAGGCAGTATTGCTAGAAGTATCAGAACTACAATGGAATGGATAGTAAGAAACCATAAACCAGAGTATGTTTTTATCCCTTTGACCTTTGTTTCACGTTTTGAAATAAGCAGGATTGAACAACAAAATGTACCTATCGAAGGATCATATATACCTGGGCATTATGAACATTACGATGTAATCGCACAAATAAGTGATAGTTGTTATATGTGTTGGGATTATGCTTTTATGAATATTATTTTGTTTAGCGCATGGTTAGAACAGCAAGGCATCAAGTACTTGATTTGGGATCAATGCAACCTCTTTGATAAAATACATATAAGAGGCTTCAACGGCATAGAAAAACTACAACTTATAGAAAATAATTCTAGAATAATTCCGTTATTTGATTTTTGTGGAAATCAATATATGTATGAAAATGGCGGTACATGGCCAGATAACGATGAGCAGCAAGAACCTAATGTAAAACACTATACAGATGAGAGTTATGTAACTTTAAAAGAATATTTAAGCAAGTACATGAAAGATGTACTCAATGAAAAGGTAGATTGGTAATGAGAATACTAACACTAGAAGATACCGCATTTGAAATGAACGAATTGCCTGATGAGGTAGATGATTTACGTTTTGCTATATTGGATAACAGCGATCCTAATAATCCTGATTACTTTTTTATTCCTTTAATCTTCCTCGAGAGTTTTAACAGCCCTGCGCTAGTATTAGATGTTGCTGGCAACACAATTAAACTGCCAGTAGATTGGAAGATACTTATTGGCGAAAAAGAAATTGGCGATTTAGAAATGATCAATCTTAGTAGCCTTAACGATAGAGGCTTTAATGCTTTTAGTTTTAATCCACTTAGCAGTTACAAAGCAGACTACCTTCCTGTAAACATCGTTGACCTATACATAGACGTAAAATGGTTCTTCCCAAAACTAAAGCAAGGGCAGATTCTCGCTATTCCTATTCAAGTAGGCGAAAAGCCAATGTGTATCTATTGTGCTAAAGAGATTAATAGACAAAACGAAATTGTAGACATTACAAAGGCTTGGTAATGAATTACGATGAATGGGACGGTCCACACAGTAGTAGAATTATTGTAAGGCGTGACTACAGACATTTTGAGTATATGATCACTCCTAACTCACACAGTCATAGAAACATGATTGCTCGAACTCATCCTCTAGTAGAAGCATATTTTCAAGGTAGAGATGTAGAGGTATCACGCAATACAGAAACTAGGAATAACGGACGATGGTATGTTATAATGTTTAGTAGGCTGGATGAGGCTCAGATGTTTTATCTAGCACTAGCAGAGCATATAGACACACTAGGAGTTACCTTTGAGCGATTTACCTATTAACAAAGTACTTGGTGCGTTAGATCGCAAGGATATGAAGTTCTGGGATAAGTGTACACCAGAGCAACAAAAGAAGATTGCACCATTCCTGCTCAATAGATATATGAGTATCGTTAAAGGCAGTGCAGAGCTACACGCCTATTATCTTATGGCTACTAATCAGCGTGTAAATGTAAACTACTTTGCACTCAGTAAGCATCCTAAACTAGTTTGGCAGTTGCTATGTACGGTAAGCCCGGGCATGGGCAATCAGTTTCATCAGTGGGTTGGACATAAAAAGAAAGCTGGCGGCAGCAAGTCCGGTGAGATTCGCAAAAAACTAGCAGAACTGTATCCTCACTATAAAGAGGATGAACTGGACTTGTTAGCCAGCATCACTACAAAACAGGAACTAAAAGAGATTGCTGAGGCAAGTGGCGAATGACAGACTTGCGTGATGTCATAGTAGATGCTATAATTAATCATAGTATGGAACCTAAAGATTTTGTGTGCAAGTATTGTGATAAAAGTTATCGTAAGGAAAGCACACTAGCAGCGCATCTGTGTGAACCTAAGCGTAGAGCACAACAGGAAAAGGAGCCGGGCGTACAGTTTGGTATGCAGGCTTATCTGCGTTTCTATGAACTAACACAAGGTAGTGCCAAACTTAAAACATATGCAGACTTTGCAGAGTCTCCATACTACAATGCGTTTGTTAAGTTTGGCAGACACTGCCAGAACATACGTGCAATCAACATACGTGGCTTTATAGATCATGTAATTAAAGAAAACAAGAAGCTAGATCACTGGTGTAAAGATGTTATATATCAGGACTTTCTGTTTGAACACCTAAAGCGTGAGAGTGTGCAGGATGCACTTGAGCGTAGCATGGAAACAATGCTAGAGTGGGCTGAGGAAAAAGAGAGTGTGTATAATCACTACTTCTTATACGCTAACACCAATCGTATTGTAAGTGATATCACAAAAGGCCGTATAAGTAGTTGGGTAATTTATAACTGTTCAACAGGTGTAGAGATGCTAGACAAACTCAACCCAGAGCAAATTGAAATTGCGTTTCCATACATTGAGCCTGACTTTTGGAAGCGTAAGTTTCACAACTACGTCGCTGATACAGAATGGGTCAAGCATATACTAAGTGAGGCAAAATTATAATGGCATATGAACCAGAGATAGACTGGAGTAAGAATACCGGTATGATGCTAGGACGTTTCCAACCCTGGAACGCAGGACATCGTGCTATGTTTGAACAGATTGCTAGCCTGCCTAATAGCAATCAAAGAGATCCAAAGAAGACAACTCCCAGACAAGTTGTTATTATGGTACGTCATCAACCTGATGGTAAGTTTACATTTGATGAAATTAAACAGCAGATCGTTGACGATTTAGAACCTAATTATCACAGACGCTATACTGTAATGCTTGTACCTAACGTTACTAATATATTCATGGGCAGGCAAGTTGGCTATGATGTTGAACGTATTGATCTTAAATCTGATATGGAACCAGTAGAAAATAAACTAATAACCAGTGCTGAACGTCAATACTGGGACAGAAGTTTTTGGAAAGATAGACAGTGAAAATTTTAATATTTGGGCTACCTGGTAGTGGTAAAAGCACACTAGCAGAACCATTTGCTAACCTAATAGGAGGTGTATGGATCAATGCAGATAAAGTAAGATCTCATTACGATGATTGGGATTTTACACTAGAAGGACGTATTCGTCAAGCATTGCGTATGCGTTATCTAGCAGACGGTGTTGTGCTTTCAGGTAAGATTGCAGTTGCAGACTTTGTGTGTCCTACGGAAGCGGCTCGTCTTGAGTTTGCTCCAGACTATACAGTTTGGATGGACACAATTAAAGAGGGACGATACGAAGATACAAATAAGATGTTTGAGCAGCCACCGCATTGTGATTATCATGTTAGTCAATGGTTCGACAACACACATGAACAACTTGTAGAAGTTGTCAGACACTATATGCAACGAAAGGCTGGTGAAACGACTATGCCCATATTAAAAGAAACTATGTAATGTTTGATTGGCAAAAACCCACAGTAGAAATGCTAGGACGCTGGCAACCATGGCACAGTGGACACACAGCACTATTCGAAAAGTGTATAGACATCACAGGGCAGGTAGCTATTATGGTTAGAGACGTTGGCGGCGTAATGGGCACTGACGCAGGTGCCGGTCGAACTGACACCATACAAACAGATAATCCTTTTAATTTTGATACAGTATGCAGAAACATTGAAGGTCCACTTTTTCTAAGAGGTTGGATATGCGACGAAGACTATATTATAATGCGTGTGCCAAACATTGTAGACATTAGTTATGGTCGTGGTGTAGGATATTCGTTTACAGAACACGATCTAGGTGCTACAATACATAGTGTAAGTGCAACAAAGATTCGTGCTGAAATGCGTGAACGAGGCGAACTTGCTGAGATAGACGATCTCAGCGTAGATCATGTTGCTATTATCGGCGGTGCTTCAGATTGATTGATTTGCCAGATATTGACATTGACTTTGCTGATCGTACAAGTGTACTAAAGCATATTAGTCACACACCTGCTAGACTGGAAACAGGCAAGCAACACAATACAGGTGTATACTTTACAGACATACCACGTGCAGTTGATGGACTTGCTACAGTAGATCACAAGCATGCAGAGCAGTTGGGTTACTTCAAACTGGACATGCTAAACGTTGGTGTGTACGAAGGTGTGCGTGACGAAGTGCATCTAGTAGAATTAATGACTACTGAGCCTGCCTGGAATAGACTGTGGGAAGATAGAGATTTTTGTGAACAGGTTGTACACATCGGCAACCATTATGAGCTAGTAAACAGTATGCGACCTGATAGTATTACACGTATGGCAATGTTTTTAGCAGTCATGAGACCGGGAAAGGCACATTTACGCAATAAACCCTGGGCTGAGATTAACAACACGGTATGGGATCGCAAAGTTGATGGTTACACGTTTCGCCGTAGTCACGCAGTTGCTTATGCTCACTTAGTGGTGGTTCATATGAACTTGTTGTCGTCTACTTAACTCGTTTAACTAACTGAATGTTACGACGCTTGCCTCGCTTTTTAGCTAGGTCTTGAATACTCACACTGGGTCCAAACTTTATTTCACAGTCTTTTATATTTAGACTAACCATTGTGGGTTGAAAACTCAACCAATCCATACGTAAGAAAAGATTAATGGGAATCTGTCTATTTGATTCCCACCACCATATTTCTGCAAGTTCTAAGTAACGTGCTTTTTCTGCACCTGTCTTACAACGACTAATGTCATAAATGCTTAGTACAGTATCGTCGTAGTTTTGTATCACACCAACATACTCTTGGTTACCATATGTAACAAGACTTAGGAAGGGATATTTTTCTTTTAGGTCTTTTGTGATGTTCATTATTAAATAAATACTGTATGACTGCTATTACAACATACTTATACAAACAAATTCATAAGGTTGTAACTGTTGACTCAGGAGTAACTAATACCATGAGCATGTTTTACGCACCTAACATTAAAATATATCGCGGAATAGACAACGATATACGTTGTAATTTTGTGAACAGAGACCAAAAAAAGACTAGCCTCACAGATAAGACTGTGGTGTTTATTATGATTGATAAAGAGAATGGCACCGCATACTTGGAGAGAACTGCAACAATCATCGACGCCCCAGGCGGCGCAGTAAATATAAAGATCCTACAGAGTGATTTATACAACTTAGACGCAAAGTATTACACCTATGCATTCAAAGTAACTGACGGCGAAGGTAATGTGCAGATCGGATACAGCGATGACAACTACGGTGCCAATGGTACTATTGAGGTTGTTGAAGGTGTATATCCAACATTTGTTGCTAGCACAGAAGAAGCATTTGGTGCAGGAGATACAGGCAGTACAATCTTCCTAGATCCTTATGTAAACCGCAATGTTGCACAACATACTGCACAGGTTTATTTTAGCAGTGCATTTACAGGTACACTTATTATTGAAGGCAGTCTAAGTCCGCAGCAGAGTGCACTTGCCAATAATGAGTTTGTAACTATTAGCACACAATCATATACAGCTCAGGAAGACCCAGTCATGGTTAACTGGAATGGTATATACAGTGCAGTACGTTTCAAACGTAGCACTACAACTGGAACACTTAACAAGGTACTGTATAGACCTTAATGAAACTTGTAGGATTAGGCTGTAGTTTTACCTACGGCAGTGAACTAATAGATCCCAATATAGATGAATGGGACAGGCATCACTCTAACACCGCTTATAGAGAGCGTCACTGTTGGTTAGGTGAACTTGCAGATAGACTAGATATAGAATATATTAATCTAGCAGAACCTGGTGCTAGTAATTATTCAATACAGGAAAAGTTTGCATCCTATATTCAAAATCCTGACCGTAACATCATAATATGCGTGGGTTGGACCAATCATCTACGCAACAGTTGGTGGAGCGACAGAGAACAGCGTTGGATACACGACGGCTTTATCAGAAATGAAAATGAAACACTGTTTAGTGCAAGTTTTAAAGAATGGTTAACGCATAGTCATAAACGCTGTGAACAGGTTACACTAAATGCTAAACTATTTGTTAATAGTGTTTGTGAAGCAAAGAATGTTAAAATAATACAGTTTGATGCACTTGCTAATGTACCATCTCCCAGTTATCCAAATTACTTCGCTAAGGGAAGAAGTATGAGAGAGATACTAGTACAAGAGGGAAAACAACTTAAACGAGAGTTTCTGGCCAGTGGCGGGCATCCTAATGAAGCCGGACACAGACACTACGTTGACCTAATGATGGAATGGATAAAGGCTAAACAAATTGTATAATAGATTTTTTGCATTTGGTTGTAGCTTAACACTTTATAAATGGCCAACCTGGGCTGACTATTTGTATGCAGGCGGCATTTCTAAAACATATGAAAATTGGGCCTTACCTGGTGGCAGTAATGATTTTATACTACATAGTATAGCAGAATGTGATAGACAAAATACTATTGCACCGAATGATATTGTTTGTATTATGTGGAGTCAACCTCATAGAATAAGCGATTATGATCATACTAAAGGCTGGCAGTTACTTGGCAATGCTTATTTGTATCAACCAAAAGATCGTATGCTTTACTATAGTCCAGATAAAGCAGATATAGAAACTATTACATTCACACACATAGTAAATTGGTTACCTTGTCCGGTGTTACAATATAGTATAGAGCCACTTCTAGATTTATACAGTATGGCAGAACATTTAGGTTATGACCGAGGACACGATTCTTGGAGAGAAACATTGCCCGGAGATAGACACCCTAGTCCTCGAGAACATAGATCATTTATAGATAGTTTAGATTTAGATTTAGATATCACTGCTATGGACAAACTTTGTAATGCAGCAGATGAAAAAATCTTTGGCAGTAAGAATCCTCACCAACAGACAGCTATACCATACGTAGGAAAATATCCAAGTAGAAAGGGAGGCATAGATGTCAGTAATATTCAGCCTTTCAACTGGTAACGAGCACTATAGACAGCCCACTCCGCAGGGTTATATGTTAGATAATATATTAGCTCTAACGAATAACCTCCCTAATGTTTGGTATTGCGACACCTTTAGCATACCAAACTTTGGTGATTTAATAAAGTACTATCAAGGACAAGGCACTGTTATCATGTACTGTTGGTGGGATCCTGCTGACGATCGTATCACACGCTTCTTAGATGAGATAGATTTAGATTTCATTATTATAACAAGTGATCCCGGTCTAGCACCTAAACATGATCGTGTTCGTACCATAGAATGGAAATATCAATATGGTTTTCATATGCAACTGGTACAGAACACAGGGTTATACGTTGACTGCGAACCTAAACAATACCTTTGTATGATGCGTAATCACAAACCAGAACGTCTAAGTTTCCTAAGTGCACTTTGGTATAAAGATAAAGTCAAACACGGACATATAAGTTATCTTGGTCAAGTCAACACTCGAGTACACGGAAGAGCACCTAGACCAATGGATCAGATATTAGGTATGACCAGTCAAGCAGACAGCAATTATATGTACATGCCAACTGATAATTTTGCAGAATGGCTTAGTGCTAATATGCCTATTGAACTGCCTAATGATAACACACAACGTGAAGGTAATAACACAGACTTTTACACCTGCGGCAATCCAGCATGGTACAAACGAACAAAGTATAGCATTGTATTAGAAACCTATTGGGCTAGAACACAGTTTTTAACAGAGAAAACCTTCAAGCCTATAATTGCTAAACATCCTTTTATTAACCTGGGTAATAGATCAAATGAACTCTTAAGCAGTTTTGGATTTGATACATTTGATGATGTATTCAGCACCGAACACGATTATTTGCGGGCAGCAAAAAAGATTGAATTTGTAGTTGAACAACTTAGAGATGTAGATATAGATCCTCATCGTTGTGAATACAACTATGCAGTAGGGCAAGACCTGCTTAGACAGGCTGAACTTGAGCAGAAACATCTTGCTAAACAAGTGGCAGATTTGCTATAATACATTATGAACTCTATTCAGCAAGTGGTATTTGATAACCTGCCGCGAGTAAAACGTGCGCCTAGTGGGTGGCATAGTTTTAACGCTGTCTGCTGTCACCATAATGGTGAGGGTATGGACAAACGTGGTAGAGGAGGTATCATCACAGATGGTGAAGGTATCAGTTATCATTGCTTTAACTGTGGCTACAAAACAGGATGGAAGCCTGGTAGACACATCAGTTATAAGTTCCGTAAACTACTTGACTGGTTGGGCGTTGACGAGAACGAGCGTCAGCGACTAGTAGTTGAAGCACTACGCATCAAAGAAACTGTGGTCATTCAAGAAGAAGATGAACCAGAATTTACGATCGAGTTTCCTGATCGTACACTGCCAGAGGGTTGTGTGCCATTAGCAGACGCTCCACAGGAAATACAGGATTACGCACAGGCACGGTGTATGCCAGGAGACGAGCTCCTGTGGAGTAATACTCGGCCTGGTAGGATGTATCGTCGTATTATTATACCCTGCACATGGAACGGGCGTGTCATAGGATCAACAGCAAGAGGTATAGACGACGATACTCGCCCCAAATACTTTAATAACTACGAGAACAATTACGTTTATGGAATTGATCGTCAGGTAGACTTAGGTAAGTTTAGCATAGTTTGCGAAGGTATTATTGATGCATTGACTATAGGTGGTATTGCTACACTTACAAATCGTTGCAACGAAACACAAGCACAGATCATTGATACACTGGGTAGAGAAATTGTACTAGTACCTGACAGAGATCGAGCAGGACAAGCACTTATAGACGATGCACTTGCGTATGGATGGAGTGTTAGTTTTCCTGATTGGGAGCCTGATGTTAAAGATATTAATGCCGCGGTTGTGCGTTACGGTAAACTGTTCACATTAAAGAGTATCATTGATGCTAAACAAACTAGTAGGTTAAAGATAAACTTAATGAGGAAACGTCTATGAAGATTGGGTTTTGTGGTTGTAGTATTACTTATGGTGAAGGGGTAACCCTAGAACAGCGTTATAGTAGTGTTGTGAGCCGGAAACTTGCCTGTGAAACTGTTAATCTCGCAAAACCTGGCAGAGGAAATAGAGATATATTCTTACAGGCTTTGGATCTTGTAACAATAGACACAGACGTTATTATTATTCAATGGAGTGCTCCTGGGAGACAAGATTTCCATCCACAATTTGATCGCACTTATAATACAACAAATTTTTCAACCCATTTACCTTATATTAAGAACAAGGAGTACAGGAAGTTTATCGATATTTTTAAGTTGATGGATAACAGTTATAATCAATATATGGAATTAAAAAAACATACAGATATTTTACGTAAATTTAATAAGAAAATTTATTATTTGAATGGATTAATGCACATTGATCCTGTGTTTTTAAATTGGGACCCAATCAATAACTTAGTTAATCTCCATAATTACACTAAACAAATTATAGATTTTGATAATTTACCTGACGAAGATATCCACAATGCTATAGATAGTATACGTCAAGCATTTGAAGTGACTGAAAATATGTGGATATCCACTAAGAAATTTGGTAGAATAGACCGTGGTACCGACAACGAACATCCTGGTCCGGAAAGTCATCGTATAAAGGCTGACATGATAGTACAATATATAAAGGAACGACATGGCTAGAGAATACACGCCAGATTTACAAAAACTGTTTTTAGAAATGATGATGCAGGATGCACAGAACTATGTGCGAGTGCAAAACATCTTTAACGCAGAGAACTTTGATCGCAGTTTGCGTGATGCAGCAGAGTTTATCAAGGAGCATGCTACAAAGCATAGCACTATGCCTACGTATGAACAGTTGAACGCTGCTACACACTTAGATGCAAAACCTATCCCAGAGATGGCAGAGGGACATAACGATTGGTTCCTTGAGGAGTTTGAATCGTTTACCAAGCGACAGGAACTGGAACGTGCTATTCTGAAAGCAGCAGACTTGTTGGAAAAAGGCACGTATGATCCTGTAGAGAAACTAATCAAAGACGCAGTGCAGATTAGCCTAACCAAAGACATGGGTACAGACTACTTTGAGAATCCTAGGGAGCGACTTATGGCACTCAAGGACAACAACGGACAGGTAAGCACAGGTTGGCCTGCACTGGATCGTAAACTGTTTGGTGGTATGAACAAGGGTGAGCTAAACATCTTTGCAGGTGGCAGTGGTAGTGGTAAGAGTTTGTTTATGCAGAACTTGGCTGTTAACTGGGTAACAGCAGGTCTTAATGGTGTATACCTAACACTAGAACTTAGTGAAGGGTTGAGTGCTATGCGTATTGACAGCATGCTTACAAACGTCAGTACTAAGGAAGTATTCAAAGACTTAGACACTGTTGAGATGAAAGTTAAGATGGTGGGCAAGAAAGCAGGCAACCTACAGATCAAGTATATGCCAGCACAGAGCACAGTTAATGATGTTAGAGCATATTTGAAGGAACTTGAGATTACAAAGAACATGCATATTGACTTCCTGCTTATTGACTACTTGGACTTATTGATGCCGGTAAGTGCAAAAGTCAGTCCCAATGACTTGTTTGTTAAGGACAAGTACGTAAGTGAAGAACTACGCAACTTGGCTAGAGAAATCAACACAATCTTTGTTACAGCATCGCAGTTGAACCGTAGTGCAGTTGAAGAGATTGAGTTTGATCATTCGCACATCAGTGGTGGTATTAGTAAGATCAATACAGCAGACAATGTGTTTGGTATCTTTACAAGTCGTGCAATGCGTGAGCGTGGACGTTATCAAATACAGTTAATGAAAACACGTAGTAGTAGTGGTGTTGGACAAAAGGTAGACTTGGAGTTTGATATTGAAAGCCTGCGTATCAGAGACTTGGGTGAGGATGAAGACTATCAGAACTTTAAGAAGCAGAGCAGTAGTATCTACGAACAACTTAAAACAGGAGACAAAACTCCCGAAGTTGAAGGTGATGATGAAGTAGGTAAGATTACAGCAAACGTGCAGAGTAGCAAGCTCAAAGATATGCTAGCGAGTCTAAAGCAAAATGACTAATTTATATTGTGATGGGGATAGTCATAGCTGTTTTTTACCACCTAATCAAAAAATAACAACTGGTCATATATTAGCCAAACGATATAGTTTGGATTTAGAACACTATGGAT